CCATAAGCGCCCAATCCCAGTCCACACTCGCGCGGGATCCTCGGCGATGTCGAGCCACACAAGAAGCGCCGGGGCGATGAGATCCGACTCGATCGCGTCGCGGAATTCGTTGGAGAGATCCCGGCTCATTCGGCGAGATAGATATCCTGCACGCCGGAGAGCCGGAACGTATACGGCCGAGTCCGGTTAGCGGCGCTTATACTCCATGAAGGATGCTCGGCGACCATTCGGAAAATCCCCTTCGCATAGCGCGTGATAATCGGAGCCTCGGTTAGTTGATCGAGCCAAAGCGCCGGCCAAATGGGAACCGTTGCCTTGCCGTCAATGTCGGAGTGAACGGAATCCGTGACCTTGAGAAGTTGATTGCCGATTTGCAACCAATCTCCCGCGCGGAGTTGATTGAGCACACTCGCCGCCCATCCGGCAGTTAAGAGCGAGCGGGCGCCCGCGGGGTGCGCGCCATCGAGAACCGGCGCTCCGGCTGATTGTCCGCGCGGCAATGCGCCCGCGGGATCATACATGCGGAACAAGTTCGCGGCACCCTCAAGCTGAAGAAAGAAGCCTTGAACAATCTCCGCCTCCTCGAGGGAGTGTGGCAAGAGTTCAGTCTCAAATCTCCACCTCTCAAGCTGTCCGCGTTGCACAGTGACGGCGCCCGTGAACGGCGACACAAGCGCGCCATGGTTCGTTTCCGGAGTCCACGAAATAACCGAGATCCGGATCGTGTCGTGAGGGAAATCGAGGATCATGGCTAGTAAACGAACCGTTTCGCCGGGCGCCCTCCTCGCTCAATCATGCTCGTCACGGCGTCGATTGTTGCGCGCGTAACGGCCGGCAGCGTCTCATGGAGCTCTCGCCTCGAGACTCCCGGCGCAATGTGGAGCGTTTGATTGTAGTTGATCCCTCGAGCTCGAGGCTCCGCCATGCCTGCGAATGTCTCGTTGGGAAGGATGACGCCCGAGGAATTCGGAACAAAGAGCTCCGGACCTTCCTCGCCGACAACGTGCAACCGGCCGGATCGCGCCCGACCGCCATCGGCAAAGAAGCCCGCGAAGAGATTGCTCGCGCCTTTCACTACGCCTCCGAGCCAGTCTCCGGAGCCGTCTTGAATGACCTTGAAAATCTGCTTGAGCGTGTCTGAAAGTGCCAACCGGGCGAGATCCGCCAGGATCGAATTAACGAGAGTCTCAAAGCTGAATTCCCCGGCGCGCACAAATTGATCGAATGCGCCCGTCATCCCGTTTAACACCGTGTCCCATTCCTCGCCGAGTTGCACTGTTCTCTCGCGGGAGATCGCGGTGAGTTTGGCGAATTCCGTTTCCGTGATCCGCCCTTGATCGAGGAGCGCCTGCCATCCGCGAATCTCCTCCTCGAATCGTTGCCGGTTAGTTTGCAGGAGGTTTTCGGATTCCTCTTGAATGCGTTGCAACTCCTCAACGGCGATCGGACCGTAAGAGGTGTAAGCCTCGGTTGCCTCGCGAACATCTTCGGCGTGCGCCTTGGTTTTCGATTCCGATCCGCCGCCATCCTCCACTCCAAAGAGAGAAGGATCGATCTCGTCATCATCAATCGTGTTTTGCGCGTCCTTAATTGCCTGCTTTGCGTCGAGCCCGAGCCGGCGTTTGAGATTATTCCACGCATTAAAGATCGGCCCGCCCTCACCCATTTGCCGCTCGAGCTCCGCGGAGCGAGTTTCAAACGTGTCTGCAACGTCGTTGATTCCCTCCGCGAACGCCTCGAGAGGATCAATGTCTCCGGTTAGATCAAGCTCCTCGATCGGGTTGGCGAAGGGGATTCCAAAAACCTTGGTTTGCATGGTGTTTGCAAACCCGATCAATTTATTGAGCCCTCCTATCGTCGCGTTGATTAGGTTTTCAATCTGCTTGCGCGCGTCCGCGATCATTTGCACAAACCCCGCAATGAACCGCGCAAAGCCCGCCCGGGCATCATTGATAAACTTCCCGACCGATAATCCCAAGGCTTCAAACCCGGCAACCGTAAGGTCAAGGATCTGCTCAAACTTGCTCTGAAATCCGCCGCCCTCTTTTTGCGCTTCGATGAGAAGATTTGTTACGCCGGTAATAGCGGGCGCAAGCGCAACGGTTAGATCATTCTTTACGCCTTGGATGGTAACGCCGAAGCGTTGCCATTGATCGCCCATCAACTCAACCTGCGCGGCGTCTAACCGAGAAACTGTTCCGTTGAGTTGCGCGAATTCCTCAACCTGCGCGCGCAATCCTTCGCTCCCCTGCTGGAGAACGTTGACCATCCGGATCCCTTTTTGCCCGAAAACCTCGAAAGCCGCGGCAACGCGCAGTGTTTGGGTTGGGAGCTTCGCTATCGCGTCCGCAAGCTGGAAAAATAGCTCATCAATCGGGAGCGTGCGAAGTTCTTGTGTTGTTATGCCGAGTTTTGCGAAACTTTTCTCAAGCTTCTCGTTTCCGGTTGCCGCGAGCCCTACGTTTTTCGCGAACCTTACGAGGTTGCGATCAAGATCCGCCGTCTCCTCTCCGGCGAGCTCCGCAGCGAACCTCAACCCGCCGAGCTTCTCGGTTGAGATCCCGACGCGATCCGACATTTTCGCGAGCGCGTCGATCGTCGCCTGAGTTTGTTTGACGATGATTCCGAGCCCGGCAACAGAGAGAGAAGAGGTGAGCCCCGCGGTAAGCAGGGAAAGGGGTTTGAGGGCGAAGGAGAACGCCTTCTCCACACCCTTAAACTTGTTGCGGAGTGACCGCGAGAACCGATCCAGCCGGCGCGAGAAGTCCGCGGCATCGAGCCCGAGCCTAACAACGAGACTGCCGAGGGATCGCGAGCGCGCCATTAGGGAGTGCCTGGGTTATGATTTCCGACGCGCGTTTTAATCTCGCGCATATCCTCACGAAGCGCGGAAAGGTCAGATTGCAGGCGATCACGAATCGCGCTTAGATCGTCCATGATTTCGCCCTCCATCGCGTGTCTCTCGGCATTGCTGGATGCCTTGAGCTCGTTTAGCTCCTCCCGGCTGGCTTTGTAGATTGCTTGGATCTTGAGCTCTTGAATCGAGTTCGTTGCCCACACAAACCAAGGAATCGAGCCCGCGATCATGACGTGAACAAAGCGCGCGAACCATTGCCAAATCGCTTCGCGCGATGGCCCGCCGTTTCCATCGCCGTTCCCGGTTCCCTTGTGTTGTGATAGCGTCATGTAATCAAATGTCGCGGTTACAGGAGGTCCCTCCTCGCGTTCCGATGCACCCTTTGATTGGGCGAGTGAGTTCATCGGGTAGCACGGCGGCGGCGTTGATAGGGTGTGAGATTGGATAGCTTCCATTTTTGGAATCCGGCCTCCCAGTGTTCACGGCATCTGGAAAGCGGTTCGCCCGCTACTATGCGGAACCGGCTCCGAGGTAACCGGATCCCGCAATCAATGCACAAGTGAAGAGATTCCTCTTTCAAGGATCGGCGCCTCCCTTCTTATGTTGCCGGACATCCTCGACCGTTGTCCCGAGATCCTTGACTAGACTAATCACGAGCGCGCCTTGCAGGAGCAGGAGCGTTTGAGATTCCGGAAACCATACGTCACGCAGCGAAAGCAGGAGAAGCGCGGCCTTGCCGAGGATCGCGAATAGCTTGTAGAGCTCGCGCCTATTCATGGGTTGCCGGATTGCTTCGCCTTAGATCCTCAAGCATGCCATCGAGCCGGGCGTTAATATGCCGGATATCGCCGCGGAGAATCTCGAATTGCTTATCGGAGTTCGCCATTTGCTCGCGCAACGCGTTAGGTGGAACAATCGTAGCCTCTAGGATGTTGAACGCCGTTGTCACGCTCGCGATTTCCCTGTCCTGCCGGCGATCGGTTTGTTCCATCTCCGACACGCTCTCGGTTAATTCCTTGTGCAGCCGGTGAAGATAAGGAACCGAGGCGAGAAGAATGAAGATCACAGGAAATCGAAAGGCGAGCGTTACCCGATCCCGCAGGAACGCAGGCCAAGTGTTGACTTGCCCGTAGTTTCCCGGCTCCATTCATCGCCACCCTTATTCCTCGACCGGAGGCTCTGGAGGCGTCATCTCATTGACGGCGGAAACCTTCTCGGCGAGCTCCGCGGCCTTAAGCTCGACTTCATCGAGGAGGGCTTGATCCTCCGGAGTGATCTCGCCGGCGCTCTCCTGCAACTCCGTGATGAGATCCTTGAGGGCGTTCACGTCATCGGCGACGCCTTGGATCGCCGCCTCGGTTGCCGATTGATGCGCCGCTACGCGTTCCGCGAATTCACTGATTGCACTCATGATATGGTTTTCGGTTGTTAGTAGGTCATTGAGCGTGATCCTCCGGCGTGACCTATGGCGCCGGAGAATCTCTGTAAATGTCATTTTGCCCTGGGGATTTTGATCTCCTCGAGGTTCCACGGTCCAAACCCAAAGAACACGGAGATAAGCCAGAAAACCACGGCGACGATCACAACGAGGTTGATTAGCTTTTTGATCTTGGCATCGATCGGGAGGTAAGAGTTGATGAAATACAGGAGTAACCCGATCACCAAAAGCGTGATGACAACGGAGAGAAGGCTCATGCTTTAGAGTGTGCCAGAATTTCCAGCCTATTTAAGCCGCTCCGCCCGAGGTTCGCGCGATTCGCGATCCGGCAAGAAGTCCTCGATCGCGTAAGGGCGAGGCTTCTTTTTGGAGTTGCGATGGCAGTTCGCGAGAAGGCAAAGTTTTGCCGCATCGCGGAGGGATTGCCTGTAATCCTCATCCTCGATCGCCCGCAGGATCGCGAGACATTCGGCGAGCTCGAGGCTTTGGAATTCTTCGCGGGTGACATTCGCCCGGACTCGAAGGCGCGCCCAAATGCGCGTTAGGTTTTCTTCGCCCTCATCACGGCCTCGAGCTTTCCCATCTGCTCGCTCACGCAATGAGTGACGGCCGCGATCACCTCGGAAGGGTCGGTTTCGCCGATCTCCTCGAGAGTCGGCGCGGGCTCCCATTTGCGGGAGCCGGCGAAATAGACAGCCTTCAAGAATTCATCCTTGAGGAGAGCCTTCATCCCTCCGCCGATCTCCTCGAAAAACTCGAAGCCGAAATCGGCCCGCATGATCGCGAGCGATCCCATCGTAAGAACGAGCTTCTTACCGTTTAGAGATGCGGGAGCCGGAACGCTCGGGATCGGCGAGGGAGTGCGCGCGCGCTTCATGGTGCGCGCTTACCCGTTGAGGGCGTTTTCGATCGCATCGACGAGCTCCGCGTAGAGCACGCGCCGTTGCACACCCGAGCTCGTCAGCAGGATTCCGGAGGGAACGCCCATATCAATTTGGATAAACTCCTCAGGATCCACGGTATCATGAACCGCAATGGTCCGGACGTAGTCCGCCTCAGAAGTGTTCACCTCAGTCACGGCGCGCTTGAAATTCGCGCCGCTTACAACGCGCGTAGCGGCGCCGGTTGTGATAGTGATATCGTTGTCCGCGGCATAAGAGAGAACTGCCGTGTTCGCGGGCGTGTCGATGTCTGTGACGGTATTTACTGAGGTTGCCACGGTTAGAGAAGGTTAGCCGTTGAGGGCGTTTTCAACTGCGTCGAGGAGTTGCGCGTAAAGCACGCGCCGCGCCGTTGCGTCAATCGTGACGAGGATTCCACCGCCAGTGCCGGGCTCAACCTGCACGAAGAGAACGGCTGGCTCGACAGTCTCGTAAACCTTGACGCAGCGATTGTAGAGCGCGCTCGAGCCATTGACCTCCTGCACGGCGAGCTTGAACGCGGCGCCATCGACGTTAATCTCTTCAGTGTCCGCCGTGATATCAATGGTGCCGTCCGCGGCGTTCGCTACAACAACGGTATCCGCGGGCGTGTCGATGTCCTCGACAGTGCTGACTACTGTAAAAGCCATAACTCAGAGTGATTGAGATTGAAAGAGGGCGTTAGGGAATCGTCGGATCGGGCGCGCTGTCGATGTCGTCCGCCTTGGTGAGCCCGCCAGCGCCGGTGAACCGGATCGTAACCGGTAGCCTCACGGTCTCATCGGGCTGGATATTCTCCGGCCCGAGTTGTTGCACGAAGCCTTGCGCGATCTTGCCGGACTCGCCCGCATTCGAGTATTTCACCTTCCAAAAGGCTTTTGTATTCGCCGCAAAATGCGCGTGGAGAATGTCGTGATTCTCGGTGTTGCCGGACGCGAGCGGGTTGTGTGCAACCTCGAAAGTGAGATCAGAGATTTCCTTCGTTCCGGGTTCCTTGGTGCGGAATTCCTGGCCGAAATTCAAAAAGGAATCGTCGATGATATCCTCCCGGGTTTCCTCCATCCCGTTCATATTGAAGATTTTCCCGATCTCCACGTAGGAACCTTCATCCTTGACGAAAATTGTGCAGTCTTTACCGCGCATGATTTTGGATTTTACGTGTTGAGAGTTTGCCCGCTAGATCCCCAATCGGGCATTCGCACTATTCGAGAATTGAAACGTCCAGGTTCGCGAACGCCGCATAGTCCGACGTGCCAGGATCGAAATCATCGGCGTAGGCGTTGAGCTCGAGAGCCTCGGCTGTAACGCCCTCAGAGATCGCAACGCGCGTGCGACCGTCTAAGAGTTGCCGGAGAGCCTCGCGCGCCGCGTTCGCGGTTTGCCGGGAGTCGGCATAGGCCCGGAGCCCGATAGCGAAATCTCCGGATTGCGAGAGTCCCGAGTTACAAAAAGGCTCCGGGTTCCCAAAAATCAGGTTGTAGATAAGGCATGGATTCGGCGCATTATCGGGCGCCCGATCCGGATAAATGCGCGTGCCGAAAATCCCGGCAAGAGTCGGATCACCCTCGATCTCGCCAACGAGCCATTCTGAGATCAGGTTCGGGTTCATTCGGTGCCCGGCCGGTTACGCAACGTGCCGGCCCGCGAATGCTCATCGAGAGCCCGCCCGATCTCGCGCGCCATCGCCTCAACCGATTCGGCGTGAGTTGCCGTGAGTGCCGGTAGCAGGATCGGTTGAGCCGCCGTGTATTTCGTGCCGCGCTCGAGGATCGCGCCATATCGCGCCGCCTCGTCAGGGTAGTAGTATTTTCCGCCCACGTTGCGCCGGACGTTCTTTGAGCCGCGCTTAGAGTCGGAGCGCGTTTTGATCGTGCGCGTTGCGTGGAACCCTCCGAGGCGCCGGGCTCGACGTTTTGTCAGGAATACGCCGGACCTAAGCCCAACATCGACAAGCCAGAAATCCCCTTTGATAGGCCGCTTAACGTGCTGATACTCGACAGCCTGAGCACGGGTTTTTGTTGCCGAGTAGCCCGCGGCGATCGATTTTGCGCGCTCAACAACGATCGCCGCGCCTTTCTCAAGCGCGCCCTGATATACTTTCGCCTGCATGTCATCGACAAGCCGCACAACGCGAAGGCGTAGATCGTCGAGTCCCTGCACTCTCGTTGTGATTTTCATGCGCCGATAAAGATCCGGAGCCGGTAGGGATCCGCGAGAGCCTTGCAGGAAAGCGGGAGATCCGCGGTAATAGTGCCGATCACAACGGGCATCCGGTTCTCGTAAAGGTGCGCCACCATGAACAGGATTGCCGCGCGGAGATCCGCGGGGAGCTCACTGGGAACGGGCTCGGGCTCTTCGATCGCCTCAGCGTAGCCCGCCTCGTAATCGATCCGGAAAGAAATGCAGGAGAGATCAACCTCGCGCGAGAATTCAATCTCGCCCTCGCCATTGGAGAACGTGTCGAGCTCGTAATCCTCGGGCGCGATAACGGTCTCCTCTCCATCCTCATCGACGAGTGCAACCTCGGTTACACTCCTAACCGGCGCCGCGGGAACCGGGAGCCGAAAGCCGGAGAGGTTCGAGAACGGAACGTGCTCGGTGATCTCCGCGGAGGCGATGAACCGGCCCGTATAATTGGAGAGCCACGCTATAGCGGCCGGCACGTAGGTGGACTCGATGAGCGAATCCTCGGCGGAATGCGTCACGCGAAGGTGCGCCTTCGCCTCCTCGAGCGTGACGTGCATAGCTCTTTAGGCTTTCTCCGTGACGAGCCCGGCCTTGAGAAGCTCTGCGGCGCGCTCGGCCGGAAGGATCGCCATTCCTCCCTTACGCAAAACTTGCCGCCCTCCTATCATTGCCGCGCGCGTGCCGTAAACGACTACATGCCCGGCCGGAACCTTGCGCCCGGAAACCTCTTTTGGAGCTTCCTCGACCGCTTCGGCCGCGTTCTCTGGATCTTTCTTTTTCATGGCTTTGTGCGGGTGCGGGCGAGGGAGAAAACCCGTTAGAAACCTCCCTCGCCCGCGTCGCCGCGAAGCACTCCCCAGTGCGGGGGGCGAATTTGTTACGGTGCGTTGACGCTCAACACGCCGATTGCGGACGGCAGGTCGAGCACGATGTCATGACGGAATGAGCCGCGGAACCCGATGCGGCCGGTTGCCGCATACAGTTCGGGCAGGCGACGCATCATCATGGTTGCCCGGATGTAGTTCGTGATGAACCGATTGAAGTTACCGTAAAAAACGGCCTTCGCCCCGTTGGCGATCTCCGGCATATAGTCAGAGAGCACGTAGGGTTGACCCAGGATGTTACCCGGAACGCCCTCAGCGTATGAGGGAGTCCAGAGCGGGCGATCGTCGCCATCCTTGAGGAGCATCAACGCCGCCTCAGTAGTCGGATGAAAACACCATTTCGCCCCGGCTCGCCCGGCAACCTTGATCTCGGCGCGGAGGTTAATCAGATCGTCGAACACGACGACGCCGTTAGACGCCGTTTCGTATGTCGAGACACCTGAAGCGCCTTTGATCCCCGTTGTTGCCAAGGGGCCTTTGGCATCCGTGCCATTGATGAGGTTGTCCTCCATCGCATAACCGAAAACGAGTGCGAAGTTCGCGAGGAGATACTCCTCGAGGTTGACCCCCGAATCGTCTATCAACTCCTCATCCACCTGCATGATCTTGCCGAGATCGCAGATCGTCACGTTTTTTCCGGTTAGTGCGAGATCGGTTCCCGCATAGGCTTCGCCCGGGTTCCGGTATGCCGCGGTTCCCGCGCCCGTCTCGACGGCGAATTCCTTATCGCCATCGATCGTCATGCTTCCGATTTCGCCGATCAACGGCGAGGCGTTCGGAAGCAATGTAACGAGCTTGTCGAGGAAGTTTCGCGGCACGATCGGTGCGCCGGTTCCGGCATCATCCCTGCCGAGCGCGCGAAACTCCGCAAAGCCCGGGAGTTGCCGGACCTCGTTGCGGAATTCCCGCAACCCGAAATCGCCTTCGCCCCGGCGCCCGATGAGGTAGGAGCGGAACGCCCGCTCGTAACCCTTGGACTTCCGGAAAGAAAGCGCGCCCTCAAAATCGAGAACGGGCTGCGGCTCGGGCTCGACCGGCCCGCGCGAGCGCGCTTGCCGTTCGGAATCATAAGCCTCATTTTCGCGGGCGATTTGCGCCGCGCCGATTTCAGCGGAAAGCTTTCGGCATTCCAAACGCAAATTGGCAATCTCTTGCCCGCGCTTGTCGTCCTGCTCCTTATCCGCTGCGGAGAGCTCGACCGAATCGGCCTGAGCTTTGGAAAGGAATTCAACGCGCTCGGCGCTCAGATCTTGCGATCTTTTGTCGAGCTCGGCGCGTTTCCTTTCGAGATCATTGATATCTGCCACTTGTTCTAACGCATGGAGAATTGCGGTTAAGCCTTCGGGCTTGTGCCGCAATGATGCGTTGAGCGCCTGGCGAATGAAATGAGCTCGCCCTCGGATTCGCGCGATTCGCGTTTAACCCAGTGCCGCGGAGATTGGCGCGCCGGGGAATAGCGTCGGAGGGAATACCGGCATCGGGAATAGAAGTCCGGATTGCGACGCGAGCCAGCGGCGCTTCAGCCGGAAGTCCCCGTTGTCCGGGTCCTTGAACAGATTTGCGCGGTTAGACCACACGAGGTCGTTGTCGTCTACGTTGTCGCCAGAGTAAACGTCCCCCGCGCCGGTTCCCCACGTCGGCGTGCCGTGTTTGCGATTCCCGCGCAACGTCCATATCTTAGTAGGATCCGAGAAAATATCCCCGGAGCGGGAGGATAGAAAAAGGTTGTTTGAAACCTGCCCGCCGAATGCTGTTGACCCATTGGAAATGGGTGTTGTCGTATAAGACTGTGCTCCCTCGACGAGAACACAATTAGAAAGCCTGCCGTTCGCGCCTGCCCAGTTGACAAGCCTGCGAACGCTATTGCCAGCCGACTCCGCCGCGAGAATGATGCACCTGTCAACTATTCCGTCTGTGTTGATTGTCACCGGAAAATCGCAGCTTTGGTTGTGAATATAGCATTCTTGCAAGAGCGTGCCGTTTGTTGAGACGAGTCCAGCAAACGCATTGTCCCCACCTAAGATTTCACAGGCGACAACGCGCGAACCTACGCCTAACTCCATATTGCGCGCCAAGTCCAGCTTGCACCCCACAAAGCCGCAATCCAAGTTTAACTGAAAATCGTGTGTAGACGGCGATCCACTTGTGCCCTCAAATTCGAGATTGTAGAAAACAAAACCATTCCATCCGGGAGTCGGGACAGCTAATCCCGTTGCCTGAGAATATGTGATCTTCGGGCGACCACCGGTCCCTACAATGTAGGTATGCCCGGCGGAACTAGGGCGGTCCCCATACGTCGTTAGACTCCACGTTGCCGAGACGGACCCGTTGCCCGCGACAAAGATTGCATCCTCATTGCTCCGCGTGATTGTGTTGAATGCCTTCTGAATTGTCAGCCATGGGTTTCCCGAGGTTCCGTTTCCGGTAGTGTCGTTTCCTGACACTTGGTCAACATAGTAGGAAGCGAGCGCCATAGGTTAGACTCCGACTTGTTGAGAGAATGTGAGCGCGATCTTGGGAACCGTCTCCGCCTGATTCTGTAACGCCCTTTGCTCGAAATACTGGATTCGGCCCGCTATCGCATCGACCAGGCGCGCCCGCGCATACTGCACACGCGTTTGCGGATTCGGGATCAAGTTGCCGTTGCCGTCCTCAATCTGCGGCGCGTAGCCTTCAGCGTAGGCGTCGCCGAGACGGGTTAAGAATCCATTGGGTCCGGTAATGGTTAGGATATCTGCCATTTTAGGAGAGAGTGAAGCTAATTGAAACGCGTGTCACAGTGCTCGCGGAATCCACCTTGAACGCTAGAACATCTCCCGCCGTGATCGCCCACGAGAGAGAGCCAACCTGATTCTTTTGCGCGCTCGAAAGCGTAGGCTTGTTGGCGCCCGCGATTGTATCCGCCACCGTTGGCGGGAAGTTCGCGTAAGAATCCTTCCACACGTCCACAACGATCGAGCCGGAAACGTCCGCGAGAATCGTCCAGCCCGTAATGGTTTGAGCCGCGGGAACGTGCAGATAAGCAATAACGCCCGCCTCGATAGGATACACTCCGTCGCCGATGCTGACATTGATCGCGCCGGGGATCGCGGCAATCTGATTGTCAACGTATGCCTTAACGCTCTGCTGAGTCGGAACCTTGGTAGCCAGGTTTGACGACATGTCGTCCTCATCGACGACAAAGCTCATCGACGCCGTTGACGTGTCCGCCTCCATTACCGCGCCCGCCGTGAGTGTGGCGATCGCCGTAAGCTCCGCCGCCGTTGCAAATTTGTTCGTTGTCGAAGTGTCGTCGATGTCATCCGCATCGAGCACAACAACGCCCGTTTGCCCGTTGACCGAATCCACCGCGCCGCCTCCGCCTCCCGACCATCCCTCGGGCGGAGTGAACTCCGTGATTACTTGCAACTTATCAATGATCCTTGTGCGCGTAGCCATGGCTTAAAGTTCGGCTAACCAAAAAACCTTGTAGGGTTTTGAATCCTCGGGAACCTCCGCATCGAGACAAACTGTGAAACCGGTTTTGCTCACGGCATCGGGGAAAGCCTCGATCGCCGGTTGCGTTGCGGGCGGACATACTGAGAGGAAAACCTTTGGTGCGGCCGCAAATGGAACCGGGAACGTCACGCCGATCGAGTCGTTTCCCTCGGTGATCTTCGCGTAACCGTTCATTTTTCATCCGAGCTCCGCCCGCCACACAAGCGTGTAAATAGTTTCATCGGGGATCGGCGCATCGAGGAGGATCTCGAATCCGGCCGCGGTAACTTCCGAGAGCGCCGCATCGATTAGCGGCGCATCATCGGGAGGTTGAAGATGGAACGTGACATAGGGCGCCGAGGAGAATGGAACCTGAAATGTAACGGTTACGATATCAACGCCCTCCTCGACATCCTCGGATCCTTGCGCGGTAAGCGGCCGGTAATCCTGTGAGCCCATTCCTCCGGATACGCCGGCAATCCGGCGTGAGAGGATGTCGAGATATTCCCCGCGCCCATCCGGCGCCCGGGCAATGCCGATCTTCTCATAATGGTTCCCGCGCCACGTAAGGCGCGCGGCATCATCGACGTATCCGGCAACATCGAGCTCGCGCACGCGCCAGACAATAGTTTCCTGCTCCCGTTGCCTGTCGCCTCCCTCGGCCTCCGCGGCACCCTCGGGCTTGAGCATCCGCGCCCAAACCGTCACGAGCTCCGTCCAACCCGGAACCGGCTGGCCTAACGCGTCGCGATTCGCGCTCGCGGACTCGAGCGTGAGGCGTTCGCGGAGGATCCCCGGGTTCATCGGGAGCGAAGTGCCTCCATGAGCCGGCGGGTAGTGTCGAGATGTCCCGGTTTGCCGGGCGCCTCGCGCGAGTCGAATGACCGGCGAACCACGGCATCAACCTCCGTCTCTGGATACGCCGGAAAGGACACAATCGAAACATCGAGAAGGCGCCGGAAATTGCGGATCTCCCGCACAACTCCGTGCTGTTCATCCTCGATCCAGTCCCAGTCATTTGAGGCGACCTGAAACTGAAACGACGCCTGAGTGAGATCTCCGCGCCGGATCGCCGAGATCACGTCGCGCGCAAGAGGAGTGTCCGCCGGCGTGAACGAGAACCAAAGCCCGATGCGATCCTGCCCGATCGTCAGTGTGCGCGAGCTCGTGCGGGCAAGAGGTATCCCGTCATGATTGACGAGGGCGCGCACGTCATCGCCGAGAACGTTTGAGAACGCGCCGGAAACGATCCGCTCCCGCCATCCGCCGATGAATTCGGAGAGCGAATCAAACTTCGCCGCATAACCGGTGATCTCCGGCATTTTGTCCTTATCATCATCGCTCGCGCGAACCTCGCCAAAAGCGCGGCGTTCAGTAGTGAGCATGTCAGTTTTCATTGAGCAGATCGAGGAGAGTTTCTATGTCGAGCGCCTTGCCGTAAAACCTCGCGGCCGCGCGTTCGGTGAATTCGGATTCAATCCGGCTTCTCGAGATCGCGAGCCCGAGGGATTCCGCGACGTTCAACACGGGCGCAAGCCGGTTGCGAACCGCTAACGCTTGATCGGCAAGGAACTTCTCAACCCTTTCGTCCTCATCTTCTTTCCCGCGGATCCGCGACCACGCCTTCTGCTGACGCGCCTCGAGGTTGCGCGCGAAGTCCGCCACCAACGGGCGAAGAATCTCGCGAGACCGCGCAACCTGTCCCTCGCTTTCCGTTGCATCCGGTTCGGAATCGGACGGTGGGACCACTTCCGGCGAATCGGGTTGCGCGATCCCGACGAGATCAGAGGGCATCATATTTACCGGCACGTAGAAACGATCGCCGCCCTCGTATGGCGGGAGCATTTCTTTCGCGCGCGCCTCGTTAGGCGCCATGATGCTTGAGCCGATCGCGCGGGCGTAGCCTTCCATTCGCGTTTTGAAATCCGCGCGAAGGATGCCTTCTGCGTTGTGCCGCAAGAAATAACCGGCCCGGCGATCCGCCTCAGTAAGCCACGTAGCGTTTAGAACCGCTTCAATCCGCACGAGCCAAGGCAGGATTGTATCCTGCAAAAACTCCGCGCTTTGATGCTCAATGTTTGAGTTGTGAACGACCACTCCGGAAGCAATAAAGGAGTGCGTTCCCTTTACCTCTAAATCATAAACCTTTTCGACTGGTCCCTTTTGAATGCTTGAGATCCGCGCCAAGGAAACCCCTTCTTCCGTCATCCCCTTCCCGCCATATCTCGGATACTTTCTGCCCTTTCTGGCGAAAGGCTTTCCGTTCGCCATCCGCTCCACGTAAAGAGGAGTGTGTGATCCGATCCGCCTGTTCTCGCCAGGATCTGAGCAGTGAAACGTCCACAACTCAAAGTCGATATCCTTTCCGTTAGGAAGTGTTGTGGCGCCTTTTTGGCATCGAAGATTTGTGACAGGAATTCCGCAACCCATGCATAGGTGCCGGATCTGTGAAAGCATATCTGGATTGACTGAAACAAACGAAATCCTTCCCTTCTTATCAACGGATCCATCCGCATCAAGAAAGCCGCGAACGAAGGCCAGCCGATGACTCTCCGGCATGCGAAACACCCACCCAGGAACACGCTTAGTCCTGGCGTTTCCGGAGAATCCAAGAAAAGAAAGCTCATCGAATGCTGAAGCGGATGAAAACCTTGTTTGCCGCTCCTGTTCTCGAATCACAACGGGAACCTTCTTGACTGGCTTTGCGCCTCGCCCGTTACCTCCAGAGTTCTTTTTGAACTCTGAGACAATAACTGAGCGATAGTGATCCATATAGGAAGCGCCTTGAGCCCTCGCGATCGTCACATATTTCGTTGTCCCGTTTTCGATTAAATTGCCGTCCCCTATCAAAAGCCCACAAAACTCCATAAATCCGATGGATGGGTCTCGCGTTGGGCATGCCTCGACAGTCCCGAGGTTTGGCAGCCCATCTAGGCAAACGATCGTGTCTCCGGCTTTTAGATTCCCTGCTGGAACGTATCGCGTTTCCCATGATACAGAGTGAAATTCCCTATCTACTACGGTTCCCCCAACAGCTAGCGAAGGCGCAAGAATCTTCCTTCGACATAAAACAGGATGTTTCGCGTTGCAGCGAAGCGTCCGGTTTGTGGTCCGGATTGTTAGTATTTCATCAACTCCAGAACAACCCGCCTGAGCGACTTGTGAAAGCCTGAGCTCTCCAGAATCTGATCGAGACCATACGCGAGTTCCTGGCCGGATCTTTTCGACCGGTTGCGGTCCGTCCTCGGTAAATACGGGCTCGCCAGCCGGAAGGCAAAACGTCGCCCGCTCGAGATCTTGGATCTTGTGTGGAGGAACGCGGAAGATCCTGGCAATTTCGATGACAGAGAATTTTTGAGAGTCGAGGAATTCGGCATCCTCAAGGCTCATCGAGATTGATTGGTATTTGACGTTTTCGGTGAGGATCGCGGTTCCCGCGCCGGTGCGCGCCTGCACAACCTCGTTGTTCCAGTTCGCCCGCATCTTATCCCGCGTCGCGTCATCCTTAAACGCGCTATTTGGGATCGTAAGAATCCCCGTCAGCCGGCAGCCGTTCGCGAACGTGTTCGCCTGCATCTGCTCCTTCGAGCGCGCGCTCTGAAGCGCGTATCTGCATGTCTGAATCGGCGAGAGCCCTAGCCAGCCATCCGCAGTCAACGCCTTAAAGTGCGCGATGTCCGGCCGCATGAGACGCGCCCCAGAAGGCATGCCCGGAAGGGGAAAGCCGTAGTAGTAGACCGGCCGGTAGCCTTCCTGATAAGCGTAACCCATTTGGCACGTAGCCAGCGGCCAAACGCGCCGCACAAACCCGCCGCGCCATTCGTTGAACCCGAAGGAATTCCCATAGAGAACCTGTTGCGATGCGAGAGATTCCCGCGTCTCCGTCCACGTCATCGCCTCGTTTGGTTCATCCTCGAGGAGTCCGGCGAGATGATGGACGCGTTCGCGCTTAATCGTCTCGTCATCCTCGCGCCGGTAAAGGTGGAGAGGGAGTGTTGCGATCGTCTCCGAGATCACGCGAACGCACGCGTAGACCGCGGCAATCCTCATCGCCTGCTCATGCGAAACCCGGCGGGCGGACTCCGAATCGAGATCGACCTCGGACTCCCCGAAAACCTGAGCGTATGTGATCCCCCGGCGATCGCCGGGCTCGGGAATAGCAGGCGAGGCTCCGGAGCGAAAGGCGAGAGCCGCGGCCTTTAGTCTAGTGAGCACGCGCGGATTTTCGCGCGATTCGTCACGATCGCATACCGCGACATTTCCCCTTTCGATCCATTCGCCTTACCACACTTCAAAGAGTAATTCGCTCTCAGACTCCTCAGTAAGGCTCGCCCCGATCGCCATGACAAGCGCCGAGATTCCGTCAATTTTCTCCTCTGATTTCCCCTTGTCCGGCTTGATATTCCCGGCCGCATCAATCGCCGTCACGCAATGCTCCGCCATCCACGTCAAAATCGGATGGCCAAGGTGGTTTACTTTCTCCCCAACAACGAGCCTCTCGAGTTCCTTCGAGGGCGCGCTCATGTCGCGGAATCCTTGCCCGTGTTGCAGCATTTCAATCCCCGACTCGGTAAGATTCTGCACGATCGCGCCCGAGAACGTCCTATCGAATGCGATCGCCTCAAGCTTGTAACGGCCGGCGATCTCGAGGATGTCGCGCTCGATCACGCGGTAATCGGTGACATTACCAGGCGTCGCGCGGATCAACCCGCGCTCAGTCCAAGTGTAGTAAGGGAGGCGATCGGTTTTGCTCCTCTCGCGGATGTTCTCCTCCGGACACCAAAAGAACGGAATGATTGTCGCCTCCGCGATCTCGCCCGCGGGCGGAAAATACAACACGAGCGCGGAGAGATCGCGGACTTGCGCCAAGTCCAACCCGGCAAAACAGCGGGCGCCCTCGAGCTCCTGGAGCTCGATCTCCCGCCGACAGTTTTTCCAGTGCCGCATAGGCAACCACTCCTTCGCGACCGCGGCCCAAATGTTGAGCCGCTTCACGCGCCAGTCTAACCGGAGATCGGGGTTAGATTGTGCGAGCTCATAGCTCTCCCGCATCCCATCAACGAGCACGCTTACGCCCCAGTTTGGATTGGCCTTGCGCCAGGTTCTCTCGCTCGTCTCATCATCATCATCATCCGCGCTCGCGATGAATCCAAAGTAATTCTCCCCTTCATACGTGCCATTCAAAATGCTTTTGACGTGCCGTTGTTGCGCCCGGCAAATCCCCTCCCGCACATAACCCGCAGTTGTGATTTGCAGGAACAAAGGTTGCGCCCTCGAGCCTAGCGCCGAGTTGAGCACGTTCCACAAGTCCGGATCCTTCCACGCGTGAAGCTCGTCGGCAAGGATGCAATGCGGGTTCAACCCATCGAGATTAGAGCTCTCCCTCGAGAGTGGAACAAAGGTCGAGTGAGTTGATTCACACTCGATCAACGGCGGATTGCGCGTTGTGTGGAAAGCTCTAACGAAGCTCTCCTCGGCGCATTGCTCGAGCATGGTTTTTGCATCCTTCCAGAGTATCTTCGCTTGATCCTTTTTTGTCGCTGCGGAGTAAACCTCGGCGCCCGCCTCCCCATCCGCGGCCATCATGTAAAGCCCTACGCCCGCCGCTAAGAGTGTCTTGCCATTCTTCCTCGGAACCTCAATGTAAGCATGCTTATACCGGCGCCTCCCGTTAGGCTTTTTCCATCCGAAGATGCTCCCGAGAACGAAGCGTTGCCAGTCCTCAACAACGAAGTTCCGGCCGGCCCATTGCCCCTTGTAATGCCGGAAGATCGACAAGTAATCGGCGATCCGGTTTGATGCCTCGGGATCCCAAGTAAAACGCCCGGCGTCGATGTCGTCGAGATGCCGTTGACACGCCTGCTTGACTGTCAGGCAGGAGATCCGGCGCCCGGACACAATCGCCCGGGCATAGTTCGTTGCCGGATCCGAGACGGATCGACGCGCCATTACTTCGCGGCTCGAGCTCCGCCCGGCAGGAAATCAACGAGGCGCGCGCGATCGTCCTTAGCTTCGCGGGCGTTGTTTTGCCGTTCGCGAAGATCGGTGCGGAGCCTTTGGAGTTGCGAGGGAGTGAGCGCGAGCTCTTTCGCTAGCTCCGTCATGGCGGAAACTGAGGCGCGCCACGTCCGCACATCCGGGTTTTGAACGTAACCCTTCTCCCCGCGGATCTTAGATCCCTCCACGATGATGTCGGAATCCGCCCGCTCGGCGCGCAAAACCGCGGAAATGAACATAGACACAAGCGGAAGGTGCATCCTCAAAAGGTGCCCAGTCTGCAGTGTGGCGCCGCGGATCTCCTCATAGAGCTCGACCGCGGCCGGATCCTTCGCGAGCCTCGCGGGCGGAATCTCCGGCAAAGGCTCGAGCTTCTCGCCGAAAACGGTGAGCACATTCGCTTTAGGCGGGCGTCCAAGTTTTGCCATCGTCATCGCCGCACCCCTCGCAACCCGGCCAGCGTGAGAAAACCGAGCCGCGAGGACTTGGTGCGGCTGAGTAAATTTCGGGATATTCCAGGTGCGCCGCAAGTGCCGCCTAGAATTATTCGCCCGGTTCAGAATTTGCTCTTTCCTAGT